AGGCAGAGTCAGCGGGTGGATCGTTCAACAAGCTGGGCGCTGTCTTAGGCAAACTGGCGCTTGCTTACGCCGCGATTCAGGCGACCAAGTACGTCTTCGGCAAGGCGGCTGAGATTGAGTCGCAGACGCGCAGCATTCAGGTGCTGACCGGCAGCCTGCAGAAGGCTCAGGGAATCATCAAAGAACTGCAGCAGTACGCAAACGTCACCCCGTTCACCAGCACGGAGGTCATTGAAACTGCCAAGAAGCTGACGGCGTTTGGTGTTGAAGCGGGCAAGGTGGTCGAGACCACCAAGCGCTTAGGCGACATTGCTGGTGCGACTGGCGCAAACCTTGGTGAGCTAAGCCTTGCCTACGGCCAGGTAATGGCAAAAGGGCGGCTGCAGGGTGAGGAGCTGCTGCAGTTCCAAGAGCGTGGCGTTGCGCTTCAGGAAGAACTGAAGCGGATGTATGGGCTCACGGGCGAGGAGTTCAGCGAGGCATTGCGTAAAGGCCAGTTCAGTGCCGAAGCCGTTGAAGTTGCCGTTAAGCGGTTGACGGACGCTGGCGGGAAGTATGCCAACGGTGCGATCAGTCAGTCCGACACGCTGGCGGGCAAGCTCAGCACGCTGCAGGATGCGTTTGAGAACTTGGCGCGAAACATCGGCAAGTTCTTTGAGCCAGTGTTCAAGTGGATGCTGGATAGTGTCACCAAGATCATCAACCGCCTGAACGATGCGACGGTGATGCAGGATGAGTGGCGCGCGAGAAGTGAAGCGGATCAGCGCACGCGGAATAGGTTTGGCGTAAGGGCTTTCAACCCGTTTGACGGTGAGGTCAACGCTTACCGCAAGGGATTAGAGAAAAGCCTCTACACCACCAACCGTGGCGGCCGTGCTGCAGCGAGCGGGATCTCGGCAGCGCCTACTCCTAGCGCAACCAGCTCCGCGATTCCCAAGCTGCTTGCTGACGAAGAGAAGAAGAAGAAGGGGTCGCAAAAGAGGCTGCAGGATGAGCAAGAGAAGATCGACCGAGAGCTTGCCAAGAACAGAATCGAGCTGGACAACCAGGTTTTCAAGAACCAGCAGGAGCTGATCAAGCAGCGTTACGACCTTGAAGCTGAGCTGGCGGAGAAGATGGCTGGCATCTGGGCCAATGGGTTCCAGGGTGCAGGCAGGGACCAGGCCAACGCGATCAATCAGCTGATCAAGAGCAGTGAAGACTTTGGCAAGCGGGTCAACGATCTGAAGATGCAGATCGCTGCTCAGCAGCAAGCCGTGAAAGCAGCGCAGGCTGGTGTCGGCGTTGCCGGGATGACTGGCGGCGGCGGTCGTGTCGGTCAGCCGATCGAATACTTGACCGGCGACCGTCGCAGCTCTGGCTATCGCGCCGATCATGGCGGCGGCAACTATCACGAGCACATTGCTTACAAGACGGCGCAGGAGGCGCGTGCGGCGGCGGAACTGCTGAACCGCAACGGCATCAAGACCACCGAGCTGAAGGGCGTGAACTCGGTTGGCAGGCACTCCCCCAATTCGTATCACTACAGCGGGCAGGCGTTTGACGTCCCTGGCGCTCAGGTGCCTGTGGGACAGGAGCAAGCGTTGTCAGCACGAGTCAGGCAGTTGCTTGGCATTGGCGGCGGTGGCGGAGTTGGCAGCAGCGGCGCCGTTGTTGGTGCTCAAGGTGATGTGGCGACAGCGAAGGAAGAGCTGGCTGGTCTGCAGCAGCAGCTAGAGCAGTTGGTAAGCACCCAGCAGCAGTTCCAGCAGGTGGACATGACTGCGTTCATCCAGCAGAGCACTGATGCGTTCAAGGGTCAGACCGACACGTTGGTGAAGCAGACCGAGGCGCTGCAGCTGAAGAATCGCCTGGAGATGGAAGGCGTCAACCCTGCCGTGATTGAGGGCGAACTGCAAAAGCTGCAGGTCAGCCAGGAACTGACAGAGCGACAGGACGCGCTGAAGCAGGCGCTAGAGGCCGGCATCATCACCAATGAGCAATACGCTGCGGCGCTTGAGGCCGTCAATGCAGCAGCCCAGGGCACTGCTGCGGCTATCGACAACTACACCCAAGTGGCTTCGGCTAACCAAGGCAAAATTGCGCAGTATGTGAACAAGCTCAAGACAGAGCTGGGCGACACGCAAGGCATGGTTGTCAGCCTCGCTGGCACGGTCGAGTCTGAGCTGGGCTCTGCCATGAGCAATGCCATCACCGGCATCATCGACGGCACCTCGACAGTGCAGGAAGCGTTCAGCCAGATGTTCAAGAACATCGGCAAGGCGTTCATCGACATGGCCACGCAGATGCTTGCGCAGCAGATGGTGCTGGGGATCTTGAAGATGTTTGGCACCGGTCTAACAGGAGGCTTTGGCGGGTTTAGCGGTGCTGGCCCTGTGTCGATGCCTGGCGGCGGGGGGTTTGCCAGCGGCTTTGGGATGCCGAGCTTCTTTGCTGAGGGTGGCTTCGTCACCGGCCCCACCAACGCACTGATCGGTGAAGGCGGTGAACCTGAATACGTTTTGCCGGCGTCCCGCATGGAGAGCGCACTTGCCAGGTACTCCATGGGCGCTCGCGGTGAAGCCGTCCTAGACGATGGCCCCGTCGCTGCCGCCACGCTTGATCGTTACAGCATCGGCAATGCAGAGGCTGCTTCTGATCCCAGCCGTAACAGCCTGCAGCTCGACATGAAGTTCCAAACCACCAAGTTCATGGATCGTGAATGGGTCGACCGTGAGCAGCTGGAATCAGCCATGGCTGAAACGCAGCAACGCGCTGCTCGGCAAGGAGCCAAAATGGGCATGGGTCTCACGATGAACACCCTGCGGAAAGCACCTTCTGCTCGCCGTCAGATCGGGATCTAACGCATGGCTGGACTTGTCGTTGTCTCTCACACCTTGTCCATCTCTGGTGGCGGCAGCTATCAAAACGCTGACATCAACGCTGGCAACTTTCTGCCATTCGGCTTCAGCGGGGCTGTGTTCAGCCGCAAGGGAGACAACATCCAGGCAGTGCTGACCTTCCCGCGCAATAGCCTGGCAGATGCTTGGGCCACCAGCTTGGTGAACAGCTGTGCGGTCTGCACGGTCCGCGAGGTCGCCAATGGCCGCACGGTGTTTAGTTACGCCGGTCAGGCCACCTCTTCGTCAATTAGCGATGAGGTCGTCAGCATTAGCCTGAGCAGTGTGTTGGATGCTGTTGGTTTTGATGTCCCATGGCGGTATCTGACAGAGGACGCTGTTGGACCCCTGCCTACGATGTCGGGGGCGAGAGCGCTGTAGCCCGGCTGCTCGGCAAGCCTTACCGCTGGGGTGCCGATGGCACCGGCGAGGCGATCGACTGCATCCACTTGGTGTATCAGGTGCGCTACCACCTGGGGTTGTGGTGTCCGCCGTTCAATCCGCAGTGGTATTCCGCCTCGACACGCCAAGTGCTGCGAGAGCTGTTGGGCCACGCAGACCGTGTTAAGGGATGCACCTACACTGGTGATGTTGCACTGACTCCTCAGGATCGCTGGGCCTTCGGGGTTGTATGGCAGGACGGGATTCTCTTCATCAACCAGGCGACCGAGAAGGTGGGTTGGTGCAGTCACGATCGACAATCCGCAACGCCGTATTTCTTCCGTACGAGAGAGTCCTATGCGAACAGCTAGGTATCTCGGAACAGGAGTATCAGTGGTTCAAGGAAGAGCTAGCCAAACATAACTACGTTCGGCCAGCGGAATACGCTCATATCCCCGATATTCGCTGTGACCCTACTACGGTTGCAGTCTTAATCAACCTAGCGATCGGGTTAGCGCTGTCCGGCATTTCGATGTTGCTTGCTCCCAAGATGGAGCAGCCAGAGTCAAAACAACGCACCCGCAAGTACAGCAACATTAACGGTCGGGACCGTTATGCCCCGATCTATGGCTTCGATTCCGTTTCTGACGTTGCCAGTCTTGGCGATCCTGTCCCGCTGATCTGGACTCGCCGCCAAGGGCAGTTCGGTGGTGTTGTCGTTGAACCCAAGCTGATCTGGTCTCGGATCTACAGCTACGGCAACACGCAGGTGGTCAAGATGCTGTATGCCGTCGGAGAGCCTGGGATTACCCCTCCGGCGGTGCCGGGGCTGTGGCTCGGCAATAACGGTGTAGACATTCTCGATCCCAGCAGTGATTACGCCTTCTATTTCGGGAACACCACCGATCAGCCACCAGTGCTGTACGGCAGCAAAGGAGAAAACGCAGGAGACCCTACAGCGGGTTCGTTCCCAAATTTCTCTCAGGTTTGGACGCCTTCCAATAACTCGACGTTCGGAGTCAGCAATCCAATTCCTAACGGTACAGATTTCCGAGTCAACTGGGCGATAGTAAACCTTTTTGAGGATGCGAGCCCAGAGGCCAAAGCGCAGGCCCGCATGGATCGAAGGAAAATCTGCGGCTACCCCAGTGTTAACGATGGCATGAAGGGGATTGGAGTCGGCTATCCCAGGAGACAAGGTTACGTTAATGGTTCGTTTCTGATCGTCAGCAAATACCTAAAGCGAGATCTGTGGCAGGAAGAAAACGTCGGAGACGATAACATCGACGTTCGAGCATCTGTGACGGATATAAACAAGGAGCTGGATGCCGAATGCGCGGCAACAGACGACCTAATGCAGAAGGGCGAAAAGTTCATGTCCGGCAGCACCATTTTCAAGGTGACTGGTCGCTCTCTGCCCATTTGGCTGCCTAAAGGTCCGAACCAGGTCATCAGCCTTCAGCAGATTGAAGATATAGGCGGGCACCCTGCGCAAAGCGTTGAACAGCGCGCAATAGAGAACAACGAGCACATTCACATCAATGGCGAACCTCGCAATGGCGGGCGGCCTTACAACTCCGGTTACTACACTTTTCTTCGCTTTACCGAATCGAAGATAAAGAACACACGCCCGTGTGATGTGACTGAGGTGGGGATCAAAAGCGTTGTGTGGAACAGGGTCAGCGGGTTCTGCAACGTCAATGACATGCCATATCCAGACGAGTTGAAGCGGATGGACCGCAACAACGTGCAGGTCCAAACAGGTCAGATCTCTCGGTACTTTCGACGCACCTGCGGGTTCAAGGTGCAAGTCCGAGGAGTAGGCAGCAGTGTGTGGCTCGACAGCCAGCAGGCGTTCGTCATTCGTGGTGCAACCCCACAACCTCAGTACAACTATTTGAGATTCCAACACACTCGCGGTCTGTATGAGTACCGTTTCATCCCCTTGAACGGAACAATTCTGTCGCGGATGGCGGCTGCGGGGGCTACTGCTATTCATTTGAACGCCGCAGCAGGCAGTGTTGTTCCGTTCAGCGTCGGAAATATCACAGGTGAGTGTCGCGGATCGGTTGTTCGACTAAGCGACTGCACCGGCGAAGAGCTGTTTTGGCAGGACGAGGGAGATCAAAACTTTGACCGTCGTTTAATTCCGAAAACGCTGACCTACCAAGGAGTTCAGGGCGGTCGAACAATTCCCTATGGGCGCAGGGAAGCGATTCTGTACAATATCCTCGGAGACCCCTCTAATCTTCCAGAGGGAACTGAAAAATTTGCAGTTATCCAGGGGCGTGCGGATCTTCTTGGCACTGGGAAGACCAGCAAATGCGCGATTCTTATCAGGTCTAGAGTCAAGTCTATTGACATTGACGGCCAATCGTCTACGCCACTCGTCAAAGGCTGGGATGTATTTGACTTTTGGGTTTGGGACCACAACCAGAACGTATGGCCAGACAATCCTTATCTGGGCATCAAGCCCGAAACTAGCAGCACTAAGTCACTCAACTGGGCGGTAGGTACGCGGATCCGTTATCAGGTCAATGTAGATGCAACTAACCCTTATCACATCTCTAATCTGAAGTACGGCAGCAACGATGACGACTACAATCTTCAGCTTTTGTTCACCGTTCAATCAACGATTTACGCTGACGGCGTCAATCGTCCCTTGCGTCAATTTGAACGAGAGGCGCAAATCCATGACGTTTCACACTACGGCAGTCTGATCGAACACAGCTGCGACTCAGGGCCAGAGCACGAAATTACTTACGTCAACGAGATTCGTAACTACACGCGCTCTGCGGTTCCGCTGTGTGCTGTCGGTATTGCGTTGCGTGCCAATCGCAATTTCACCTCGCTCGATCAGCTGCGGATGTATGTGACCAGCGGCGTCAACAACAGCAACAGCTTCCCAGAGCTGGCTCTTTATATGCTGAAGAACGTCGCGGTTCGTGGCAGCCTTCGCTTGGCACCCGAACTGATTGACGAATCCAGCTTTGCCAGCGCTGCCGCCTATTGCCAGAGCAACCAGCTCTACTTTGACGGGGTGGTAGCTGAACGCACCAACCTGCGTAGTTTCTTGGCGGAGACGGCGCCGTTCTTCCTGCTGACGCTGACGATCAGCAACGGCAAGCTGGGCTTACGCCCGATGATTCCATCGGGTGGGCCGGTGCAGATGTTCACCGCTGGAAACATCGTGGACGGCAGCCTGAAGGTTGACACTATCGACACATCGCAACGCCGAGACTTCCAGGCGTTGATGATTTACCGCGTCAACGAACTCAATCAGCTCCCTGAAACCAGAAGCGTGCGCTTGGCCTATGACACCAGCGCACCGATGGAGCAGTTCGACATGAGCGCGTACTGCACCAACCGTGAGCACGCCATCAAGGTGGGTCGGTTCTTCCTGGCATTGCGCAAGCACGTCACGAAACAGATCAGTTTTCAGACCACACCCGATCAGGCAACGCTCGGCCCTGGTGATCTGGTCTCGCTGAGCTTGGACACCGCCGTGGTGCGCAGCATGGAGACCGGCACTATTGACGACCAAGGCCGCATCAACAGTGCTGGTCAGGTTTCTGATGGTCCTGTCACATTGGTCTACTGGCGACCAGGCAACAATGAAGTCAAGACCGTTGCAGCGCAGGTGAGTAATGGCGCCATCGCTGACCCTGCGCTTCACGGTGCCGTGTTTGCTGTGCAGCGAAGCAGTGTTACCACCGTTCGCGTACTGGTCGAGACGGTCAACCTGACGGAGGATGGGCTGGTGGAGATCCAAGGCACCGATTTCCCAGACGCAATCGCCTCCGATACGTTTACGGGTGCCGGCATCGGCATTCACGAGTAGCCATGAGCTTCCCTACGACGACCCCATCTAGCCGCACCGTCAG